ATTCAGAGAAGCAAACGTCCCTACTAGCACATACTATAGGACTGTAGCTGGTGGGGATTTGCGTTTGTCAACTGCACAAAAGGTTATGAATGCGATCAGACTTCACGCATTACAACAAACCAAAAGCGATTAGTGACAACTGGCATGCAATTGTCAGTGGACTAATCGCAATCCGCAATGAACTTGGCTGGTCGCAAGAAGAACTAGCCGACCGCATTGGCTGCGCATCATCGCTTGTTCATAAGTGGGAGCAATATAAACGTGTTCCTTCTAACTTCCTTCTGATATGCTGGCTAGATGCCCTCAATGCGCAGATCGAAATCAAAAAGAAAACCTGATCGCATCGGACACAGTGCCGTATGCGATTGCTGTCAATCAACAACTAACTGGTTTGTTATCACAGGTAATAAGATTACGCTGTGTGTATCATGCTATGAGGAAGAACGATGGGAACATCTCAGCGCAACAAAGGAAGCTACCACGAAAGGTGGTGGGTCGAATGGTTCCAGACTCGCGGGGCCGAAGCGAAAAGGCAGCCTCTCTCGGGACAGCTGGGTGGTGAGTTTAGCGGAGACATCCAAGTCAAAACCACCACCGGAGTTTTGATTGCTGAATCTAAATACCAAGCTGAAGGGCGTGGGTTTAGTTTCCTAACCAAGACACACAACCAGCAGCCAGCAGATATTTACCTGTTAAAACAAAAGACTGGCCCGAACTTTATATGTATCGAGGCCAGCAATCCATTAGCTGAAAAGATAATTGGCTGGATCGCAGGGAGGTAAACGATCCAGCCAGAGGTACATGATGAAGGGGACTCTCCACAATCCCCACAGTCATCATGCACAATAGGTGTTGATCCTGTCAACATCTATTTATATACTGCATACATGCAACACAAGGAGGTACGCATGGACTGGGAAAAAGAACGCAAGCGGATAGAAGAAGAGCGTCTATCTAACATCAAAAAACTACGCAAAGTTTTAACCAAACAACAAATGGATACATTGTTAGAGGTTGCAAAAGTATTGCGATGTTTTGTAACTGACTATGCTGAAAATGATTTCCGCATTGGCAATGGTGAATTGCCTTGGGAGTTAGCCAAGGCAAAAGACAATCTCGAAGATGCTTTCTATATGACAAGGGGTCACTACTATACTGATGCCATGTTTGAAAGGGAGGCTGGCAATGAGCAATGATCTATTTGAAACTATGGGTTTGCCTAAAGCTGACCCACCAACCCCAGCCTACAAGCTAGCCCGCAGCGGCGACCCAAGCACAAGCCATGATGCTGCCGACCAGCTGGATGTTAGCCGTATGGAAAAGAAAGTATTGCAAGCAATCAATATGTTTCCAGATGGTTGCATATCTGATGATGTACTCGATCGTATGTCACACCTTAGATACAGCACAGTCACAGCAAGATACAAACAACTCAAAGAAAAAGGGTTGGTAATTGTTGATGGCACTAAACGCAAGGGTGCTTCGGGGCGACAGCAATTAGTCATGTGGTCAAAACAAAACTACAATGTTTAGTTTGATGGCTGATGCCATGAGGCTAGAGATAGATGATCCTCTAGCCAAGTGGCTGCTTGTGACGCTATGCGATTATGCTAATGACGCTGGCGAGTGTTGGCCCTCAACAGCCACACTCGCCAAGCGTACAGGCATGCATCGATCTAGCGTTGCCAAGAAACTAAACTACCTAGAAGAAAGCAAGCTCATCATTAGAATCAATCGACCATTTGAATCGACACTCTACCGTGTCGCTCTCAGCGACAACGCTGTCGCTCACAGCGACACTAACCTACTAGAACCTATTAATATATCTAATAGGGATTTATGTAGTAGGTATAAAGTAGAAGTAGAAAAGAGGTTTGGTCGTAAGAAGTTTCATCACAATCTCAGGCAAGAAAAGTTTGCTGATGACATATTGAAGCTGGGTTATACCGTTGATTCTTTCATTGCTGATGCAGTCAAGGTGCTTGACTACAAGCTATCGAAGAAACAAGACCCGCCTTACTCATTGCTTTACTTCATCAATCGAAAAGAAAAACAAAACAAGCCCATCGATATACAGGGCTTGATAAATAAAGTGGTTGTAAACACTAAGCTTTAGTGCAATAATGCAACATGTTTTGGGTGTGACTTGTGACGGCTTGTCTGGTCGATAGGCGATGTGGTGTCACCCAAAATCACCGCGAAGCCACATCGCCATAGACATAGGAGGTACTATGATTAGAACAGGATTTATCGGAGGGTCAGATCTCTATAGCATTATGCGTGGTGACTGGCATGATTTGTGGCAGGTTAAGATGGGCATGAAGGAAGCCGATAACCTTGACCACATATTCAAGGTACAGCTTGGGTCATACACAGAAGCATTTAATATTGAATGGTTCTGTCGTGACACAGGTCACGAAGCATCACAACAACAGCAAGAGCTAAAGAAAGTAATCTCTGGTGTGCCGTTCAAGGGTGCTGTTGATGCCTTTGTTACATCGGAAGAGGGCAAGACATCACTGTTAGAGTGCAAGCACACAAGCAGCAATCGTTCTATGTCCGACATGCTCGATGCTTACATGCCACAAATACAGCTATACATGGCACTGTCACATCACGATCAGGCTTATCTGTCTGTCATCTTTGGTAATGATGTTGAGTATTGTTGTGTTGGCTATGACCAAGATTACTTCGATGTTGTTGTCCAGCGATGCCAAGAGTTCTGGCAGCTGGTAACTAGCAAGACAGAGCCAAGCCATGATGTTGCATCATGGAAGATTGATTGGTCGCAGGTAAAGATCGATGGCCTCAAAGCCAGAGATGCTAATAACGACAATCATTTTATGTCACTGGCGCATGACTATGTATTAAGCATAGCCAAAGCAAAGGAACATGAAGCCTGTAAAAAAGAATTGAAGTCACTCATCATGGATGATGAACGCGAGGTGTTCTGTGACTTACTAACTATCAAGCGTGACAAGCGCGGTGCTTGTCGCATCACTGTCAAGACTGAGGTACAATCATGACACAGACAAACAAGACTACATCACCACCCAAAAATTTAGCAGAGGCATTGCTTGCCTTTCAAAAGCTAGCCGTTGTTGCCAAGAAGGATTCAAAGAATCCACACTTCAAAAGCAACTACGCATCTCTTGAGGCTGTCATTGATGCAGCCAATGAAGCCACCAAGTTTGGCATCTGCTTCACACAAGAGATTGACTTCGAGTTCAATGGCGAAACAGGCATGACCTTTGTTCGCACTGTACTCATACACGCACCATCAGGCGAAGAGCGTGTGTCCCGCACACCCATCAGATCTAAAGATCCAACAGATCCACAGAAGATGGGCAGCGGCATCACATACGCCAAACGCTATGGCTTGCAGTCTGCATTTGGCTTGCCATCAGAAGATGACGATGGCAATCAGGCATCGCAAGGCAACCAACGTGAAGTTAAGTTTGTTAAACCAACAGCCAGTAAGGAGGCATTTTAGTGGACTATGACAATACAAACAGGGGGGCTGTGTTCCCCCCAATGGAGCAGCAACGTCTGCTTTTAACCGGAAGCATTGACATGGATGGCGAGGGCAAGAAGTCATTAGCCCTTGTTACTGACACAGACAAGGAAGGCAGAGATGTTTTTGTTGTGTATCAGCGTGTCGGTGTGCTTTATATGAATGAGGATGCAACGCCGGAGAATAAACAGCCAGCATACTCTGGCCCAATGGATGGCGACATGCGGCTAGCTGCATGGCGGGCTGAATCTGACAAGGGTACAAAGTACCTGTCGCTTAAACGTGAAGCCAAGCAAAGCAAGGTAACACCGCAAGCGGTGCAACCTGAAAGGCCGGCACTCACAAATGATGAGGTGCCATTCTAAACACACTACATAGGCGGGGGATTACCCCGCCTATTTAATCGGAGCATACAATGAGCAAAAGTAAAACCACATATGCTGCAAGAAACCCACACAACAGATGTTGGTCATCTGTTATGGGCTATGATGAAGCAGAAAGGCGCAAACTATTTGCACCAAAAGAAACTAATCTCCCGCCTGACGCATTTGCTGACGAAGCAAACACAGATGATGACGTTGGTATTTACTACACTCGCATGACAGAAGTCGAAGGAGGCTGGTCATCATTAGGTGAGTATGAAAAAACAAACAAGGAATCGTGATGAACAGAAAATATTTTATAAACAAACTAGAAGAAACCGTACAAGATCGTGGCAATGACTACGGCTCACCAGCAGAAAACCTGCAAAACATTGCAAACTTCTGGTCAGAGTACAAAGGTATCGAGTTCAACGTACAAGATGTTGGCATCATGATGATGCTGTTAAAGATTGCACGTCTTAAACAGGACACAGGAATGCCGCGGCAGCGTTACTCATTCGACAGCTGGCTTGATATTGCTGGCTATGCGCTTGTTACTACCGAAGCGATTTCCGATATTGAAGATAGTCTGCACCCTCTTGAGGGTCGGCAAAACATTGCACCCATGAAACAGGGCTAGTGTTATGCGGGTCAATGACTTGCATAATTGCCTGTCCAAAACGCTGCTGTTCAAAACCTTTGGTGAACGCATAGGTGTCGTGGTATTTGTAACCTCTCGCTCTCGCAAGCCAAGCTGTGGCTTCCTCTTCTACGAGTTCGATCTGACCCAAAGCCCAGTTGTGCTTGTGTCCACTAATATACAGCGAAGCGTTACTCTTGAACCGCGCCATTTTGTTCTGCGCATGAAGCGCATTCCACTGGCTATGCCCAGGCATATCGTGCGCAGCGTGAATGCGACAGTTTCTTCCGTTAGGGAACTGCAACTCAATGCGGGCTTCCCAATCTTCGAGGACAGCATGCGGGCTAGCAAGCCATTTAAGGGGATCACCTGCGCCAGACCACATATCATGATTGCCGCCAATCAAAATCATCGGCTTCATCTCGTCAATTAACCACTCGACAAGTTTCCATGCTGTTTTATGGGATGTGTCTTGTTCGCCGTATAAGCGTCCTAGGCGGCCTATCCAGTTATTCTGGTAGTCACCTAGGTTGCAGCCGTATATGTTGTCCTGTGAGTTGATTATGGCTAAGTGAGAGCGTAATGAATCCCAATCGCAGTAGTTGTCATCAATGTGTGGGTCGCCCATCCATAACAAACCAATAGGCTCATCCGATTTCATCTTA